CGACCGGAGGCAAGAGTAACATACGTCTTGTGGAGGGTAGGGATTGCATCCTCTGCCCGGATATGGACGCCCGTCAGAAGTGGAATGAGTACGGAGAGGTATGGCGCTGGTGGGATTTGTGGTGTAAAAGTGAGGAAGAGATACCTCGTACGGCCGATATCGGCGATATGGTGGTAAATTTGGTAGAAAAAAATTTGGTAGTATAATAAATAATCTGTAAATTTGTAGTGTTATGAAAAAAACAGTGAGAATGTGGTGGAACCTGATGCTGTTCGCATTGACCAACAGCAAGGTTAAGGAGGTAGAAGTAGGCGGTTTTAGGTTTGTATTCCGCAAGTATTCAATGCTGGTGAGGTCTTTGAGTGACAACTGGCGTATGAGGGTGTTGTGCGCAGAGCATACCTACGGGTATCTGCTGGAAAGCATGAGGCAGAACCGGTTGGATAACCTTCAGGGGTACGCGGTTATCATGTATTCTCTGGGAGTAAGCCTGACCAAGGACCAGAAGCTGGTAAGTGACGTGACGAGAGACATCAAGGCTTATGCCGCACGTATGGAGAGACAGGCGGAGAAGGAGGCTAAACGTGCCGAGAAGGAATCTGACGATGAGATTCTGCTGGTAGAGCGTATGGCTGAGGAGAACGCAAAGAAGTTGAACAAAAAGAACAGGAAATGACAAGAGAGGATATCAAGAACAAACTGGACGAGTGGGCCGACAGCGGCCTGCTCTGCTCCAAGCGCGGCACAGGGTTTGACTACACGGCCATCAAACGCATGATTGGTAACGGAGAGCTGTATGCCACCAGTTACGAGAATGTCGTGGCCCGGTCAGAGGATGTGCGTGACGAGTTCGAGAAGTACGTGAAGGAGGGTCAGATAATGAATACGGCTGCCGTGATGGCCCGTACCGGTCTGACAACCGCCTATCGTATCAGTCTGGCATGTGCCGAAGGAGAGTTGCTGAGGTTCGGCAAGCTGGGTAATGGCGCGGTGTTGTATATTAAAGATTAAGATATGATTGACGAGAGTGTAAAAGGAACACATTACCGCATGGGAGGTAAGCTCACACACTGCGGGGTGGAAATCCTGCCCGAGGGTAAGGATATCGAGCGTATCGTGGTTGAGCGCATCGACTTTAAGGAGAGTGAGAACGTCGCAGGTCGCACGGAAAAGAACGTGTGGGTGGCTACGTTCGTGAAGAACCCGTATACCGAGTTGGGTATGATACTTAACTCCACGAATAGAAAGCGTATTGTGAAGCTGTTCCCCGAGTGTAACGGCTATATAGACCGTCTGAGGAACATACCGGTACGTCTGACCAAGGAGCTGACACGTGACCCGAGTACAGGTGATGACACGTATGGACTGCGTATCAGTAAGATGCCTGCATCGGCCCTGCCGAAACTGCCGGACGACAAGATTGAGAGTTGTAAGAAGTGGCTCAGCGAAGGTCATACCATCGAGGAGCTGAAGGGTTTGTATATCGTTAGTGACGAACAGATAAAATTGTTGAGCGATGGAGGTAAGTGAGAAAGAGAGAGAGTGGCTGGACCGCAGGATGGGTTTTATCAGCGCCAGTGAGTTGCATAACCTGTTTTCGGCATCAGGCAAGTTCATAGACGGCATGGTCGATTACTGCCGTCACAAGCGTTTCGAGCGCAAGCACGGGTATGTGATACCGTTCACGTCCCGCGCCATGGAGATTGGCAAGGAGCAGGAGCGTTATGCCTATGAGTGGCTGAAGGCCAACGTAGAGGAGCTGAAAGACACTTTGGTATATTCACAGGACCTGCCCGAGATACCGTTCTGGACTCTGCCCGACCTGCGATTCGGCTCCAGTCCTGACACCTTCACTGAGAACCGAAAGCTGATTGTCGAGATAAAGACCGTGGTCGGCATCACCGACACCGAGTATTATGACGACGGGAGCATACCCTATGAAGTCAAGCGTGACAGGGTGTCCAGCGAACACTGGGCTCAGCTGGCCGGTCAGCTGCTGTCAAGTCCCGAGACTGAGGAGATTTGGCTTGTCAAGTACCTGCCGCAGCTCGATGATGTCGACAAGGATACTGACAGCCCGACAGCTCCGTGGCGTGGTTGGCTGTTCAAGTTCCGCAGGGATGAGTTTGACCTGAGCGGTCTGCAGGAGAGGATTGCCCTCTTTGACCGTATCATCGACAGCGGCGACAACCTCGAAGACGTCAAGAGCGACTGGAACAAGGCACTGAAAGACGGAGAGAAGAAGAAATGAGTAAGTCCGCGCTAACCCGCAAAGATGCGTCTGATATCACACTTCTCCTCATGGCTTGTTACCATGAGGGTGTGTGTGACGCATGGGCTGCTCAGGATGACGCTTTCTGCCGCCAGTTCGTCAGTGACTGCAGGCGCGAGGGCTCTCTGGGTTGCATAGACGTGAAAGGTGTGGGTAATGTGGATTATGTCTATACAATATTGATGTATTGCCGCAAATATCGGTTAGAGCGCCTCGGGCGAGATGTGGTGATGCCGCTGAAGGGCTACTCGCCGCTGCTTGACCTGTGTATGGATTTTTATCTTGAAGGTGTGTCGGATTACGTGTCGGCCCCGGATTTCCTTGCCATGGATGACTACAAAGACAAGGCTAATGCGCTATGGGGGCGGACCGAAAAAGTGGTAGATTTGCGAAATTATGTGATAAAAAAAGCATCGGAATACGGAGTGGCAGCAAAAAGGAGGGACAAGGTGTCTGCTTTCGTCTACACCCTTTGGCTTCTCACCCGACCGATAGGAAGCGGAATAAAGAAATGAGCGAAGAAGGAGGATTGGTGATTTATGCCGAGGAGGCTCTGAAGGTCAATCACGAGTATGTCGGTGGCCCGTACGGAGGTTACGTGCTGTTACCTCTGGGATTGCGGCTTAACCGCGAGATAGCTGAAGCCAAAGCTGGCGTCGCCTTAGAGTTTCTCGGAGGAGAGCGTGCGCGCCTGCTCGGTGTTAAGATTATAAAATGTAACGACGTGGTGACAAGCTGTCTATCTACGATACGTTACGGCAATAGCATCATGGACCAGCGCGTCGTATGGCGCAGACAAGCTGTATATTCGGGCGCCGGTGTGGGCTCGGTTGACAGCGATAACTGTTTGATAGTGTTTTACAAAAGGAAGGAGTGATATGGAAATCTTGTTATGGATAATAAGCGGGGTGTCCCTGATTTTGGCGATAATCGCCCTATATATGATAGTAGCAATTCTGTCTGTTTTGCGCGAGAAGGACGAGGAGATAAAGCACCTTACTACTCGTGTGGACGGGCTTATGGAATGTGTGCGGGAATTTAACAAGAGGTTGGATGACTACGGCGTACGTTGAATCGGCCATCAATGCCGCATCCGCGATTGCCAAAGTCTCCCCGATGGAACTGGTGAGTCCGCTGCGCCGCTGGCCGCTCCCGATGGCAAGAGCGATTGCATACGAGTATCTGTGGGATGTGGGCATGAGCACCCCGAAGATAGGCAGGGTGTTCAACCGCCACCACGCGACAATATTGGCCGACAGGATTCGGCTTAACGGACTGAAAGAGTGCGACAAGGAGGTGCAGCGCATGTATCGGGAGTTTACAATGAGAGTGTACGAAGACGAACTAGATAGATGGTTTTGATATGAGTGAGAATTGGATGTACGCCTATGTGAGAGGCGACAAGAGCAGCAAGGTAAGAGTCCGCCAGTGTGCCGCAGGCAGTGATATGTTTGTCAGCGACACAGAGGATTACTATAAGGTGTCGGAACTGGAGTTCGCCCCAATGGATGTAGACCCGTCCGACCCGTTGTCGGGCCTGAAGAAGGTCATGGAGAGCATAGACCCTGTGCGCCAGCAGAGGATTCTGCAGCGCGACAAACTGAGTTTCTTCTGGGCCGAGCAGAGAGTGGAGATTATGAAACTGGTGCTGCAGAGGCGTATGTTTGAGACTCCCGAGGAGTGTCTGGAACTGACCGATATGATAATGAACAGGCTTTATGAGCAGAACGACAAATTCCAAGGAAGATTGCGCGCCGACCTTCGTTAAGAAGCTGGCGTTTCGGTATGGAGCTCGTCAGGTAGTGCCATACCCGGTAGTGGAGACGGGTCAGTGCGAATCGTCGGACGGTGTGTTGTGTGATGTGATAGCAAAGGCGGCTTTATCGGAGGGTTCAGAGAGGGAACGGCTCGAATGTGAGTGCCAGTCCCTGTACGGAATGTCATTCGAGAGGGTGCGAAATATATGGGTCGGCCGGTTGAATAGGACAGACCTTGATGTGTGGTATATTGTTGAGATGAAGTGAGATGGCGCTGAGAGATTATCAGGAAAATTCTGTGTTCGAGATACGCAATTCGTTGCGTAAATATCACCATGTCATATATCAGCTCCCGACCGGAGGCGGAAAAGGGGTAGTGCTCGGTTCTATTGCATCAATGGGGGTGCAAAAAGGCACTCGCGTCCTTATGCTGGGCCACAGCGAGGAGATTGTTAAGCAGAACGCCAGTCATGCGTTGCGTTGGGGAGCTGTAACAGCGATTGTAACCAGTCGTGTCAAGAAAGCGCCGACCGGGTCTTGCGTGTCAATGATGGCACAGACCCTACAGCAGCGTATCAAGAAGGATAGTTGGAGGGATTGGCTGAACTCTTTCCAGATGATTATTCTTGACGAGTGCCATAGAGCCGAGTTCAATTTCATCTTCGATGTCATTGGCCCTACCGTATATGTCATAGGCTTTTCTGCAAGCCCCTCCCGTTACGGCTCACAGAGGCAGTTGGGTCTTGACTACGAGGCTATCGTAACCGGCCCGTCGGTGCAGAAGCTGATTGACCTCGGGTGGCTCTGTCGTTGCCGTCTGTTTTCGTTGGACGCACCCAAACTGGACGGTGTCGAGTGGAGCGCGCAGAGAGGAGACTACAACCTCGGGCAGATGGCTGCCAAGTTTAAGTCGGAGGCCAAGTACGTCGGCGCGGTAGAAAATTACGAGCGTATATGCAAGGGAGAGAAGTGTCTCATATTCTGCTGTTCGTCGGAGCAAACGATAGGTATAACAAAGGAATTTCACGCGCATGGAATTGACGCGCGTTACTGCCTCTCCGGCAGCTTCGACGAGGATGAGGATTATAGCGGCGAGCGCAAGGAGTTAGTCGACGCTTTTCGCAACAACGAATTTCCCGTTCTTGTGAACTATGGTTTGTTCACGACCGGCATCGACATTCCTGATATCAAGGTTGTGATGCTGATGTTCTCAACCACGTCGCTTGTGAAGTATTTGCAGTGTCTGGGGCGCGCAAGCCGCCCGGCCCCGGGCAAGGACGGTACGTTTATTTGCCTCGATTTCGGAGGCAACTACGAGCGTTTGGGACGCTACGAGGAGGACCGCGAGTGGTCCGTATGGCATAAGCCCACCGCTGGAGGCGGAGTCGCGCCAGTCAAGGAGTGCCCGGTATGCCACAGATTGATAGCGGTGCAGTATAGCGAGTGTCCTTTCTGTGGATACCACTTCCCCACCAGACACGAGGTGTATAAGGCCGACCTCGAGGAGATACTTGCAAAAGAGGACAAGAAGGAGAATGAGACCATAGCTGGATATGTGGCACGTATGAAGCTGGCCGGTAAGAACTCAAACTGGATACTGGTCAATATCTGTATTAGAAATGCGGATGAGCAGAAAAAGTCCTTTATGGAGGCTATCAAGTATCTTAAAAAGGATGATGGGACAGCATACTCCCCTCAGTTCTGGTTTTTCTTCAAATTACACGTATTGAGTAAGGTAGCAGTAAAACCCACTAAAGAAAAGCCTTTGCTTTTCAAATAAATTTTGTATATTTAAGGTGTGAAACAGATAAGCAATAGCGATTACAAGGCTGTATGCCGATACCTGTCGGAGGCGTCAGTTATCGTGCGCAAGCATGCCGCCAATCTCAAAGAGGAGAACATGGCTAGAATTATGTCTATTCTTGCAAAAAAATTAAATAGAAGAAATGGCTGAAGTTGATAAGAAACTTGTTGTATTAGGAAACCTTGTTATGAGGATGGGTGATGCCCTCGAAATGTGCGTGACTATGGCCGAAGACTACGCCAAGCGTACCAAATCCGGCTCTTTGCGGTTTGAAATCAAGCGTTACATGAGGGCTGCGGCCCACAACGCACATCTGGCAGGTCGAGCCGTACGCGAGAGCTCAAACGAGACTCAGATTAGCGTGGGCGATGACGCAGACGTGTTGATAGCAATGCTTTTGATGCTGATAGACCGCACATCAGGCTCACCGACGGGGATGAAGGGTATGTATGGTGAAATTAAGAAAAAGTATCCCAGCGTGTTGGACATAGACCTGTCGGACGTTGAGAAGAACGCTTTTGGGGAAGAGGTAAAATGAAGGAAAAGAATGAAGAATGGAGCCCCATTTCGGGGTATGAAGGTCTTTACGAGGTTGGTAACTTCGGGCATGTGCGTGGTGTCGATAGACAAGTTTGTGATAAAGACGCAAGACACATTTCAACGAGACAAATTAAAGGGCGTATATTAAAGCCTTCTTCAAACGGCTCCAAGCAGGGATATCTTTTTGTTTATCTTTGTAAAGACGGGACGCCTAAGAGGTTCTATATACACAGATTAGTAGCGCGCGCATTCATACCCAACCCCTTAAATCTTCCTTATATTAACCACAAGGATGAAAACCCCAAAAACAATAGTGCGGACAATCTGGAATGGTGTACTCAGGTTTACAATATAAACTATGGACAGAGAGCGCAGAAATATTCCAAAAGCAGAATGATTCCTATTTTACAAATAAGCATAGACGGTCGCACTGTGACAGAGTGGGAGTCTGCGAAAACAGCTGGGAGCGCTCTGGGTTTTCATGCCGGCACACTCACAAACGCGTGTCGAGGCAAAATTAAGTCTTACAAAGGTTTTATATGGAAATATAAATATGATTATCCCCACACCAAGTCAACCAAAAAACAACCGAAAACGCTCGATGCCTGAAGGTAAAATTCAAGCAAGTTGCTTTCAGTTTTTTTACAATAATTACCCACAGTATAGAGGGTTGTATTTTGCTGTACCAAACGAAAATAGTCGTGCAGATTCAAACGCAATAACAGGCGCGATAAGGAAAGCTATGGGCGTATATCATGGAGTCGCAGATACTATAATGATGATTCCCAAGGGCAAGTTCCATGGTTTATGTATAGAATATAAGGACGAGAAGGGAAAGCAATCCGCTCACCAAATTGAGTGGCAAAAACTCGTGGAGGCGCAAGGCTATAAATATGTTGTCTGCCGTTCTCTTGAAGATTTTAAGGAAATTATTGATAATTATCTCAAATTATAGTATATTTGCCGAATGAGTGTACGTATTCCAATGAGACCGGAGGGGCTTATAACCCCATTGACAGATGCTGAGAAAGACTGCTTGACATGGTTTGTCCTGTCGTCTTGCAAGAAAGAGGATGCGTATGCCATGTTCGTCAATCCATCCGTGAAGGTATCAAAACCAGCATGGAAAAAGGCGACAGAGCTGCTCTTTGACAGCGTGGAGGCAATCCAGTATATTGACGCATACAAGTCCACCTTGGAGCTGAGCATGAACCCGTCTCATAAACCGGCGGAAATGTCGGACGAGGAAAGACGTCGCCGAAAGATGGATGCTATCGACAAGTTGATGAACTTTGTCATACAGAAGGCCAACAACATCGAAAATGTTGAAAACCCCGAGGATGTGATAAAGTATGCCGAGAAGTTGGGATTGCTTGAGAGTGAAGAGGAAAAGGTGATAGCGCCGATGCGTTATCTTCCTGAAAGCTGCTCTGAGTGTCAATACAAAAGGTTTATCGAAGAAAATTGTGTTATAGAAAAAGATTAAAATGTTGTACGAAGTAACAGGAAAAGTAATCGCCGTCCTGCCAATGGTGACAGGTTCATCGGCAAAAGGAGAGTGGAAAAAGGCTACGGTGGTAATAGAATACCCTGATGGCCAGTATGTAAATCGTCTGGCTCTGGATAATATGAAGAATGCGGACCAGTTCGCGGCCATCCCTGTGATGAGCGAAGTGACCGTCAAGTTCTCTATCCAGTCACGCGAGAATAATGGTAGATGGTATACAAGCGCAAACGCTGTATCATGGAATGTCCAGCAGCCGGCTCAGCCCGCGTCTGGTGGCGACCCGTTCTAACGACGTGTGAATTTGTTGCTCATAAATGGAAATATTTGGTTAGTAATTGAAGACAGGTTCTGGCCAGATGTGAATCCTGCTAGAACAAAAACGGAGATATGCAGCTCATCACTGCAGTTGGCTTGAGAAGGTCATGTGTATGAACACTATCTCCAACATCGTGGGGTAGCGCAGCGGTAGCGCGTTGGGTTCATAACCCAAAGGTCGGGGGTTCGATTCCCCCTCCCGCAACTAAGGTTAAAATGAAACAAGATGAAACTGACGGTTGAACGTAAATGGCGCAAAGAAGATTACACTATCGGCATTTTGTATGTTAATGGTGTTCGCTTATGTAATACTCTGGAGGATGCGGTAAGACCGGAGAAGATATATGGCAAAACCGCGATACCCAAAGGTACGTATCGTGTCCTTATGAATACCAAAAGTCCCAAGTATGAGGGACGTGAATGGACTAAACCCTATGGAGGTATCGTTCCGAGGCTCAGAAATGTGCCTAATTTCACAAATGTGCTCTTGCATGTCGGGAACTCGGCGGCAGACACCGATGGGTGTATCCTTGTCGGCGATAACACTATAAAAGGTAGGCTTACCAATTCCACCAACCGCTTCTACGAGTTGATGGGTAAACTGCTTAGCGCTGCACTCGCAGGCGAATCTATTGACATAACAATACTTGAGCCATGACCAATCGCAACAATGATGGCATAGGAAGAATGCTGGCGTTCATAATTATGTGGGCCATCGCACTCACTATAGTACTCTGTTCGCTGGCGGGTTGCAGGACCGTATATCAGCCGTATCCAGTACCCGAGTATCACGAGGTGCATGACACTGTAAAATCCATTGAATATAGAGATAGTGTCGTTTTCAGGGACAGAGAGGTTCGTGACAGCAGTTCCTTTCGTCAGAGCGGAGACACAATCCGCATTGAACGATGGCATTGGGAACGGGATTACCGATACGAGAAAATACTCCAAGCGAAGATTGACAGTCTCTCCCAAATTAAGCGAGATTCTGTTCCTTATCCAGTTCCGGGACCAGTGGAATATGTCCCAGCACAGATGACAAACATGCAGATATTCTATATGACCTTGGGAAAGGTCTTTCTCTTCATACTGTTTTTGGCACTAATTGTGATATTAGTAAAACGACGATTTTTTGGCATTTTCAAAAGTTAGTAAATGAAAGGCCGCCTAGTCTGAGACAGATATGGCGGCCTTTACCTTATTTTTCCAATATTCTGGTGACTTCTCGCATGATATATCCTTGCAACCATGCAGCGTCCTCTGAGCCGCAAGAAACGTCATAATGACGCGCGATGGCGTGTTGCACATGGTCTATTTCGTGCGCCACGGTGTCCATGAATTGTTCCTTGCTGGTGGCCGGGCCTACAAACATCACACTCATTGTAAGGTCGCTTCTCGAGACCGTCATGCCGGTGTTTTTATGTCTCAAGACGTCCATAGCTTCGATGATGCGATATTCGCTCATGCCAAACGATTCCATGATAGCATGCATGCGGTCATAATCCCTGCGTGTGTAGTCATAGCAGAGTAATATGCCCCAAGCTCCATCCACGTCGATATAACGTTCCTTCATGGCCCTATAGCATTAATTCCCAGTGAATAGGAATACCGGCATTACACATTTTGGTTATGAAGCAATCCAAGACGTTCTCTGGCATGCCGTCGGGGTCGCATAGAGTCTCTTTCACGAAAGAAGCTCTATCCGCATCGCTTTTGAGAGTCTTTGGATAATCCGCGATGGCCATCATAAACAGATACCAAGCCGTGTATATAAACTCTTCGGGAATCTCCACTTGATTTTCCTTGAGCACAGACTTGATGTCATCCACGGACCTCGCTCGGACAGATTTCATCTGCTTGGTCTCGGGGTCTTTGGTCTTCATCTTGCTGATAGCCCACTCTGCGAGCTTTTTACTGAACAGGCCGTGGTTTTCGTCCTCATACATAGCACGGCCCTCACTGATATATTGTCTCATTTCAGGTTGTTTTTAGGTTAAACAAAAAGGGGTCGGGCTTCGCACCCAAACCCCTTAAAAAATCACATGTAGCGGCCGCGAGAGTCGCGAGAACGACGAAACATTTCCTCTTCGTCTGCATCCTCCCATCCGTGGCGATAACCCTGACGGTAGCCGTGGTCGTAGTCGTCGCGGTATCCGCCTTCATAGCGATATCCGCCGCGCATATTGCGGCGCATCTCTGAGCGCATCTGCTCCTTTGAGCCTTCGCTCTCTTTGTCAACAAATATCCAACTCATTGTAGTAAGGGTGTTTAGGACTTCTCCGTCTTAGCCGGTCCACCATTCAGCGTTCTTAGGATGTTGAGCATCTCTGCGCTCTGCTGTTCGAGGGTCGCCAGACGTTTGTCTTGAGCGTCGCTCTTTTCTTGTAGGTCGATTATCGACTGGGCTCGTAACTTTTCCTCCTTGTAATTAGGGTTAAGACTTTCGAGCATCTTATCCCCTTCGGTCAGTATCATTTTGTGATAGTCGACCTCTGTTAAGGCTTTCTTGGAGGCTTGTATCATGCTGTCTACGGCCTGAATCATAGCCTCTCTGCTGCCGGTGAATGTCTCGTTGCCGCGAGCGGCAATCTCCACGTTGACCGGCACATCGGGGATTACCCTGTCGTTGCCGTTGACTGTCACAGTGATGCTGGTAACGTGCTGCATACCCATTCCGTTATAGACTCCGGGTGTCTGCTGCTGATACTTAGGTTGCGGAGCGGTCTTTTCTTTAACCACGCCTTGCTCGAGAACGGGTTTGTCTCCCTTTCTCAGTATGTAAAATGGCGAACCTGCGCCAAGACTTTGAAAATCCATTGTTAGTCACTTTTGTTTGTTAATACTCTATTAGGCTACTGTGCGCGACATCAACTGCAGTATGTTGTTGAACCTGTCGTTGAAAACGAGGATTGCTCCCGTGCCTCCAATGAGGTCCGCAACGGTCACTGCAGTTCCGTCAAACAAAGTAAGACTCCGTGTCACTCCATTCAGAGATAGAGTGATAGGCAGGGTGGTTGTCGTACCGGCCGGAATTTCATCTGCAAGTCTTACAGTGAAATATCCGACAGGTGCGAGCCTGTCCCTTCTCCACCCCAGTGCAAGGTCAACAGATGTATCCGAGACCGTTACGTTGGAAGTGGTCAGGTAGGGCACGCCTCCTGCGTTGGTGGTAACACTAAAGCATCCCATAACCAATCCTCCTTATGCTTTAGAATACGATGTTGCCACCGAAGTTGTTGCCGTAATAGCCGCCGTAGTAACCACCACTATAGGGTGTGTTGTTTACAGCCACAAGGTTGGGGTACTGAACCGGTACAGTGTTCGGCATCTTGTTCTCAATCTCCGTCAGCTTGGTCTGCAGAGGTGATACGACGGTGTTGACATAACCGATAATCTGGTTGGTCTGATTGGCGTTGTCAATCTGACCGCGCAGCTGGGTTATGATGTCGGCCTGAGTGTCAATCTTAGACTGCAGCTCACGCTCCTTGAGTGCGCAGAACTGGTTGTCCATGGCCACGGTCTGAGCGTTGATGGCATTCAGAATAGAGTTGGCGTTGCGGTCAGCCTGACTCTGCAGGGCATTGGTCTGCTGGCATATTGCAAGCTGGTTGTCGCAGCAACATTTCTGGAACTGGCTAGCAAGGCTTGCGTCGCCGGCTTGAATGGCGTTCACAATCTGGAGAGTAGACATACCCTGCTGAGCAGCTAAAGTAGCCAGAGCGTTCTGTACGTTCTGAACAGCACTGTTAACAAGGTTGAAATCCTGACCAAGAGCGGTTGCGAGATTCTGGATTGCTGAACGAGAAGCCTCGCCCTGAGATGTGATTGCGTTCATGATAAGTTCACGGCCAGAGTCGTTGCTGAGCTGATTGGAGAGGAAGCCAGCACCACCGGCGTTTCCGCCCCATCCACCAAAGCCGCCACCCCAGCCGCCATTGCCCCAACCAAACATCGAGGCGATGATTGCAAGGCCAAACAGGTCAGCGATGCTATTGAAACTGCCGAAACCTCCACCAAAGCCATTACCCATGCCGATGGGGATAGAAAACGGAATACTTCCGTTGTTGTTGCCATTCTCGGGCAACTGATAAATTTCTGCCATATGAATTAGCGTTAGTTTGTGAATAATTAAGTTTAGTTCTCACAATCGCGATTGATATGGCAAAAATAAAACGACGCGCAACGGGAAACTAACGATTCCATTGCGCGCCATATTCAACTATGAACGAGCTATTTGTGTTCGGACCTCAACTTTTTGATGGCCTCTTCGAGCTTAGCCTTGTTATATCTGATTTCTTTCGAGCCTTGGTCGTGCTCTCCCTTCGGCAGCTTCCCTTCTTTAACAAGTTGGTAGAAGCGGCTCTTTTCATACCCGGACATACGGATGGCGGTATATGTGCTGACTGTCGGCGATGCTATTTCTCGTAAAGTTTTGAGGAGGGATTTCTGTTGTTCCTCAGATATGTTTGTGTTATCCAAATCAGTCAGGAACATCTTCAATATGGTCCTTATGTTTTCTTTTGTCTCTGACATGTGCTATAGTTGAAGTTATAATTGTTAGTCCGAGTAGTCCGCAATGCAGGACAAACATTCCTTTGTCGGACAAGGGTATTCCCCAGATGTAATCAATGATGTTCATAATTTCGCAAGCAAGAATATAAAGGACTAATAATATATAAAAGACGCAGAACCTAAAATATTTGGCTATTGCCAACCATGCGACAAGAAATGTTGCGCACATTATATATCCTAACCATTCCGTTTCTATATACAGATAGGATAAGATAGAGTTTGCCGCGCAGCATATAGCGCCTATCACTGGCACAAAACGAAGTAGCCTTATAATGAGCTCTTTCATTAGTGGGTCTTTCTGCCGTTTCTTGTTACGCCGGCTTTTGTCGCAAGCCTTTTGGGTCTACGAGAGGAACTTTTGAGTTTAGCCTTCGCCATGATTTAATATGTTTAATTTGTTTCAACAATTTGATTCGTGTTTGTCGTTTTCAAACGCATCTGCTATCTCGGGCTTTTTAATCCAGCTTGTTATTAGTTTCAGCAAACTAAAACGCTTTTTCACACCCTTATATTCCAAATAGTTGTCTATGATAGACTGCAGTTCTATGCCATAAACAAAAGCTATAACTATCAGGGGCAACAGGGGGATGTTAAACGGAGAAGAGAAGGAGACACCAAGGACCCAAGCGATAGCAATCCAGCAAATGTAGTCAACGAGTTTGTTTATGCTTCTCCGTATTGCTTTAGACCTTCTTATTACATCCCCTCTCTTTCTTGCGGCTTTTATTCCGAAGTTGAGGTCTGCGATAATTAGGACTATGGCCACTATTAGCCATGCAAACAACTTCTCCCACCCATCTACGAAGGGTGCCAATACTGTGGCTGTCGTGCCGCTGATTAAACTTTTATCTTCCATATCGCGAAAATAGTAATTATTCCTGAACTATGGTGCGGCCTTTGTCTTTTTTATCAATTTTTGGTTTATCTGGATTGGGGTCGTCTTCTACATTGCCGGATGTTCCATATTCCTGCTGCACCTGAGCTGGAATCTCCGCCTTGAGACGAATCTCCTCTTCCCACTCCTTGAGTATCTGCTCGTAGTCGTCCATGTGCGAGTTCCCGAGGTCAGCCATAGCGGCTTTGCGGCTCTTGAGGCGAGCGTATACCTGTGAAGTCTCTATATCGACCTGCTCCTTGGTGTTCTGCGGAATCCAGATATTCTGTCCCGAGCTGAGCATGAGGTCTGCATATTCGGTTACGTTCTCCTCTATTGCTCCAACGAGCGTCTTAAGGGCTTCTGTTACCTTACGCACGCCTTTCGAGAAATAAGGCCACATATTCTGTGCCCACTGTATTTCGGGAGTGAAGAGCAGCTTGAGTGCGGCTGACGAGTCAAGACCTGTACGGAAAATCTCCGGTTCGATGAATACGGACATGGTTGTGCGTACGATGTTGGCCCACAGAGACTCAATTTGGGTCTTTGATATGTTTGATGCGTCAGGCGGAGCGAGGAACTTGCCGTCCGAGTGGGCTAAGCTATCTGCATCACCCTTAATGCCGATGGTCTTCCCGTTGACGTCAGATGGCGGAAGGTTTATTATCTTCTCGGCTTTCAGGAAGAGGATTGGGAAAGCAGTGGACTTGGCTTCCTCGGATACATATGACAGCGCGTTCTCAAGAGCTTGGATTGACAGCTGAGCCGGTCCGGTCGGAATATCCGGTATGCGGAAGTAGAACGCCTGAATGTCACCCGTCTGAGACTTCACCTCTTTGATGAGGGTGTATCCGTCCTCTGACTTCGTGCCACGAGAGACGTTGACAAAGTTACGAAGGCGCTCTACGATGTTTTTGGGCTCGTCTTGGCTGTTTACCCACGTTTGCATACCGGCAGAGGAAAAGACGTCTACAGCTTCCATACCTTTATATTTATAACGGCGATACAAGACGTCGTTGCCGTTTTCATCTACGTCGGGGTAGAGTATGTCGCCTTTCTTGTAGGAGAATACCTGATAATCAAGCGTTCTACCGTTATTATATAGATAGATGGCTCCGTCTCCGGTAGTAAAGCAAGAATCCACCAACTCGGTCCAGCCGGAGTTCAGGCCCATACGGTCCTTCCACGACTGGATGCGCTCGTAGCACTCTTGCTTGCCTCCCTCGCGTGCAATCCAAAAGCCGTCTGCAGCGAAGTGGGACACCTTCTTCATGGCGATGCACTGCTGTACACCGAGCGACACTGTCTCCACCTCGTCATAATGGTCTATCACAAAAATAGGCTCTCCTTTTCCGTCCTTCTCCTTACTGGGAGCATATACCGGCCTGCGCGACATATATTCGCTATTTACCTCGTGGGCGGTAGGTTCTATTTCCGAAAGGAAATCATCTTGAGTGAGATTGAGGACTCTAAAATTCGGGCCTCCTTTCGTAGATGCGACATAGTCGACTCCGCCGCCTTCCTGCTTGATTGCGGAATCACGCGGTATTCGCCGTGTCCAATAGTCTTTCTTGAAATGTTCGCTGATGTTCATATCTGTATGCTTTAGTTTATTTATGACCAAACTCTTGCTGACCTTCCGTAGGAATTATATATGCCGAAGTAGGCGTCATCCTCGACTTGCACTGGCGCCTTCTTTTTCTCGCGCCCATCGAGGTCGAATATGGCGCGTAAATTAAAGGAATCCATAAGGTCTGGGGACGAGTGGAATTTCGCCTTATATTCATCTTTGCTGCGATAGTAAATCTTCTTGAGTCGTGTTGTTGTGCGGAATATGTTTATTTCGTCATAGAACACGTCGATAAGTTGGCGTCTGTGGCCGTCTTTCCCGTAGGGTATGGATGTGTTCTGGTCGACAGAACAGGAAATCTCACCTTTTTCAAGCAGAACCTTCATCTTGCCCATGAGCTGTGAGCGGAGGTTGAAGTATTGCTCCATCATGACCGGATTGCCAGCCTCGTCGTATTCCTGTATGGTTCGGCGGTTTCCGGTAATACCCATACCCTTGGTGAATGCCGTCAGATAGTAGCCCACTCCAGTGGCGTCAAACGCAAAATTCTCTACCGGTATGTCATACGCTGCGAGGACTTTGTTTATTTCGTCCACAAGCGTCTTGGGGTCTGTGCGGATAAAGACGATGGCTATGACCGTATGTCCTCTCCAAACGAAGAACGGGCAGTTGTCCGAGTCTTTGTTGCCCATTGATACATCCAGAGTTCCATACATTGTCTGGTCATCATCGACCGGCGCGGAGAACATATTCTGTATCATCTGACGGGAAACGGTCGTCTCTTCATTATCGTTGGGACCGAAATACGCTCCATGAAGAATGTTGCGCTGCGTTGCGCCCACAGCGTGCAGGTTTCCGATGTTTTCACCTCCTGTGGCGGCGATGAGCTTTTTGTTATCTCCCGCTTCACCGGTAAAGAATGTGAACGACTTGACAATTTGATATATCGTGACTCCTGCCTCTTTTTCTTTGGCGCTTATCTCGATGTGGGCTGCTTCGGCGACTTCTTCTGGCGTATCTCCCCATATAATACCTTCAGGTCCGTCACCGGCCATGTAGAAATAACGGGTTGCGCCGTTCATCTCAGGTTTGATATAAAAGTCACTGCCGAGGTAACCAGCGTCCATCAGCATTTTCGTGGTCCAGTGCTCGTATTCGGGGTTGAACGACAATACCATTTGCGGCTTCATCCCCGAAGAGTCGCGGTTGCGACTGAACCAATATGAGAACATCTTGAAGGAACGTATCTCAGTTGCCTCATCTATAGCAATATATGAAGCTTGGTTCTTTTTGGCGTACGACTTGAAATCTTCCCATTCGGCGGGATTCTCGATGTTGAAGTTGCTATGTATCATCTGCAAGTTCGAGTTCCATTGGGGCCATGCGAATGTAGGGTAGTCAGAAGAGTTGTACTGGCATCCTGCAAAGTTGCCGAGTATTTCGACACCATCGCGGAATATTGACGAACCTTTCTTTGAGTCTTGCAGACGTACAGATATAAAACGAGCCGTATATCCCGACTTGTCGATGCCACGCAGAGCGTTGAGAAGCATGCAATATGTCTTACCCATTGAGGCAGCTCCAGCCAAAAAGACCAAATTGGATTCGCAAGAGCACAATTTTTCCTGCAATCCCTTCTGCGGCATAAAGTCGACCTTGTCTCTCAAGGTGAAGTTTCCGACCTTATCCCAGCCTTTATCTGAGACGGTCGGGTCCTTGCGCTCTACCGTCGGATAAAGCGCAGGCCATTTCGCCTCTTTATTGACAAGACTTATTTTCATTTGGCACAAAAATAATGGAAATGTTTGGAATATAAAAAAAATAATATATATTTGCGCCAAATCACAAAAATGTTTTTGGAATGAAAGAAAAAATTCTGGCAGCTCTTAAACAGAAATACGCAAATCTGGGTCTGAGCGATGAGGTTTTAGTAGCGGTCGCCTCTGCCAATGAAAGCTACATCACAGATGAGAATCTCGACAGTTTCGTAGCTGGTGCTGAAGGGATGCTCAAACAGTATCAGTCCATCGCAGACAGGGCGCGCACCGAACGTGATACAGCGAAGCGTGAGGCGGACGAACTGAAAAAGAAGGTTGCTGAACTGGAGGGTAAGAAAGACCCTGACCCCGACCCCAACAAGCCTGATATCGCAGCTATTGTGAAACAGGCCGTCGAGGAGGCTACCAAGCCCTTGCAGGAAAAAATCTCCACCCTCGAACACAACAACAGTCTCGAAGAAGCCGTTAACAACGCCAAGGCTTCGTTCTTTGCCAATGAGTATGTCAAGAAGTATAAGGATGAAGGCGATGACGCTTGGGAGCGTGCAATCGAGATTAACGAAGCGCAGGGCGGAAAAATGACCGCCGATGAGCTCTCTGCAAAAGCTCTCAGTTACTTCAATAAGACTGTAAGCCGAATCGGAGTGGACACATCGAAGCCTTTTGTGGCCGACAAGCACGACGATGAGGGTACAACCGATTGGAGTGCCGAGAAGAAGAGGCTCCAAGAGGAGGGTCGACTCCCTGCCGAAGAGTAATTAACTTAAAACCAAACGGAAATGAAACACGGAAATGTTTTTGGTTCCGAGACCAAGAGCTACGACGCCAAGTCGATGCCTCTGTGGATTGAGGTCAAGGAACAGAAGCTCGGTGGTGGCACTATCAGCCTCGCCGGGTATTCAAAGGGAGACCTTATCCCTGCCGCCGTTCCCGTATATCTTCCCAAGATGGGTGGCAACGCCGTTATCCTTGATTCATTCGAGGTTGACGGCGCTGTTACTTCAGAGTCAACAGCCATCAATCTGAAGAAGGGTGCTTTCGGCGTAGTTCCTGTTAAGGGAATGATAATCGGTAAGGTCAACGCATCGGGTGTCGCCAGCAAGGCTGCCGCACTTGGTGATTACACCGAGGGCACAGGTTTTGCTATCACAGCAAATTCACTGGGTGCTCTTTCAGACGGAGATTTCGTTTATATTATCGCCGAGGCTGGTTCCAGCAAGGCTGCCGTTAAGCCCAATGGACTGTCTCGCAGAGAGTTGTATATTGACTTCGAGGTTGGAGCAAGCGAGCCTGTTGGCACTATCGCCGTTGTGACCAAGGGTCAGATTCTTGCCGACCGTATGCCTGCCGCCCTGCCCTCATGGATGGAGGAGGCTCTGAACGGCAACATCACATTTGAACACGAACTCTAAAAAGTAAAGCCTTATGAAAAAGTATAGCGAAGGGTTTTATACCCTGATGTCAGAGGCTGGAATACTTTCCAGAGAGAGTTTTGACGGTTACCTCAAGGACATTATCGGCTTCGGTAATTCACAGGCGCTGAATCTTGACGGTTTCACATTCGAGCCCGCCATGCAGCTGAACTTCGATTACGAGCAGATACAGGTCGAGAACCGTATCAAGGTTATGGCTACCTACACTGACAAGGATTCTGAGGCCATACCTTTCGGAACCAAGGGCTTCACCACCAGTCGTGGTGTCATCCCTCGTCAGAAAGCTCGTTTCCTCATGGATGAGGACGACTATCGTAAGTATCTGTCTGTCGCCAAGGACCTTGATATTCAGGGTGGCAACATTAAGAGCTACGCTCTCGATGTTCTGTTCAACGGTATGACCGACATCAAGGATGCTCACATTACCTCTATGACTTATCAGCGTGACCAGATGGTTTCCAACCGTTCTCTCACACTGTCTGCAGCCAACAACCCGCGTGGTATTAAGGGTCTGACATTCTCTGCCAGCGTTCCTGCTGAGAATGTAACCACTCTGACTGGCGACTATCGTTGGTGGACTAACGACGACAAGACCACTCAGGGCTCGGCTTCTAATCCTGTTAAGGATATGCGCGACATCGTACGTGCAATGAAGCGCAAGGGTTACACCACCATCACTGTCGAGGTTGATGAGGTATCCTTCCTGCAGGATATGGACCACACCGCTTGGAGAACTGCTATAGGTTATTACCTGCAGCCCGGTCTGCGTCAGACTGCGTCCAACGACGCCAACGCTCAGGCTGTAGCTAACCTCGCTTCTGACGAGCAGCTGAAGGCAGCCTTTAAGGCTATCATCGACGTTGCTGAGGTGAAGTACAAGCAGGGTCTGGTAGGTGTGGAGAAGCTGGATAGCGACTCCAAGGAGCTGGTACGTGTTCCGTTCCGCTCTTTCAACGCCAATACTTACGTATTCTATCCCAGCGGTCCTCTCGGCACTATCAAGGTCGTTTCTCCGCTTACTCCCGACAGCACCGCCATGTACGGTCGCTTCCTCGGTGGTCGCGGTATTATCCAGTACGAGTACGACGCAAAGCACAAGGTTCAGGATTGGTGGTCAGAGTTCACCGGTCTCTGCGTACCTAACCGCGTCTACGAGATGTACTATCTTATCACCAAGTAAACAGAACGGATATGACTGTAGAGCAGTATCTTAGGAGTTTGGTCCCCGGCCTTGATTTGCCGGCCGACGTGATTGCGCGCGCAGCACGCAGTCCTATCGAGGTAGGGTTGGAGAGATTGGACCTCAACGAAGATGTGGATTACATCGACGTGGTTATTCCAAATCCCGAATATCATGGTCAGCCCGATGTCCCCGAAACAATCACTGTCAGACAAGACAGAGCCGATGACGAGGTTTTTCAGACCAGACTCGATTATGCTTCTTCTACAGTCTACTATTCTGTGCTTGGAGTGTTTGCTGGAGGAGGTTATTCTGAATCCGTTGGCGACGTGCGCGTCTCCAAGGGAGGTTATACAATCACGATGGCGGACCGCGCGCGTTTCAAACTGCTCGCGGACGCCTTACGTGAGAAACATGGCTTCATAAAGGAGGTTAGCACCGACAACGGAGCGTACGACTACACCTATCTGAGACATTGATATGGAAATGGAGTTGTTGAAATTCGAGGATTCATGCGTAATCCAGAGGTACGGTATACCGCCGAATCCTGCGCCTGAGCCTGTCGCCGAAAGCGAGGACTGGGACGAGGAGGAAGGAACTGGTACGACTATCTATGAAGGCGCATGTCTTTACGAGGAAGCAGGTACAAGCTTTCGCTATCCTTTTCAGGAACACAATGCGATGGTGTACCTTCCGAGTAATAATGTTTCTATCGAAGTCAATGATGAAGTTTCCGTAACGACGTTTAAAGGTAGAACCCGTAAGGCTTATGTTGCGTCAGTAAGGGATGTGAAGACCCCCCTCAACGGAAGAGAGGTTACAAGGATTGAACTTAAAGAGAACGTGTGAGATGGCAACCATTGAAGTAGGACAACGGCGAAATAGTTCAGGCCAGTTCGTGAAAAGATTCAACGACATTGGCTATGTTGCAACGGCTAAAATTCAGAAAGCCGCTAACAGCTATACAGCCGTAGCTTACTCCGAATTGTTAAAAATGTCAAGGGCTTTCCTTGACTCATACAATACAGAGAGTAAGGGCCAGTCTACACTTCCTCGAGATAAGGGCAATCTGATTGATTCAACCTCGATTGTTGTTTCGCGAGGTTTGACTGCAAGAACTCAAGGTTCAGAAGGACACAGGTCTATACATTTGGACAAGCAAGCCCATCTTGAAGCGAAATGGGGAAATTGGGGGAATGTGCCTGCAGGCAAGGGGTATGGTGTTAATTTCCGAATGGATTCTATAGAAGATACTATGGATATGAAGGATTCGGATTTGGCCGTATCTCTGCGCATAGGGATTCCATACTCTGTTCCATTGAATGATTTGGGGGCTGGTCCACTATCAAAACACAGGGGCTTTTTTAGATGGTTTGCGGCGGATTTCGAGCACAATGTAGTAACTCTTTCAAAAGAAGTTGCCGCAGCCTTGAATAACGCAAGTGCAGATGCTTTGATATTTGAGGGCAAGAAATGAAGATAACAGACATAACACCAGAGAAAAGTCTTGCGACCCTACTCAAGGGCCATATTCTTGTTGGCACGGCACACAAAGTCGTTCCTGTATTCAGGGCCGGCGAAGTGTCTACTGACAACGACGCCGAAGACCTTATTGTAGTCGAGCAGAACGGAATCCCGAGGGTATACACTCACGGAATGGAAGTTCTCTCTGGTTATGCCATAGCTTCGTATTACACCAAGCTGAAATCTGACGGCACTATCCGTTACTCTCGTATCGACAAGATACTCGACCAGATGCAGACCCTTTGCGCTGACGCGACCGATACGAAGTATTTCTACGAGTTAGACCGAAAGAACCTTGTAACGACTCCTACAGCAAACTATAGAATGGGATACTCCCTTATGAGAGTGAACATTCATTGGCACACTAAGTAATAACCATTAAAAACGAATAACTATGTCAAAGTTAGCAAAAGGTAATTTTGAGAGCACTGGCAACCCCTTCGTTGGACAGGGCGACCTCGTCATGTTTGATGCGATGGCTTCTTATGCCAACAAGACTCTCGCTGACCTGAAGAACGCTCAGTCTCTCGGTCAGATTGTTCAGGATTCAACCTCTTGGGAGGGCGATGACGTAGAGACCACTCAGATTAAGGACGAGCAGGGTAATCTGATTACCGCCCGTACCACTGCTGGTACTCTGGCATTCGCCTTTGAGCTGGCTTCAACCAGCCGTGCTATGGTTTCAAAGTTCTTGAAGGGCACAGCAGTATCAGGAGCAGGCGCCGTTTCTGGCACTTTCGCTCCTTCGCAGATTGGCTCAGGCTTTGCTTCTGCAAAGGCTGTAGGCTTTGGTTACGACCTGCCCGTTCTGAACAACATTCCTCTGGCAATCGTCAACGACGGTCAGGACCGCGTTTGGGTATATCCTAAGTGCAAGATTACATCTAACCTGACCTACACAGATGGTCTGTGGAGAATCCGTGCATCAGTCGTTGCTGAGATGGTCAACGAAACCAACCTCAAGACCGGTATGATTATCGACGCTCAGTAATGCGTCTTTTTGTAAAGAAAGGGCGGGTCAATCCGCCCTTCTTTTTAACCTTTAAGTGTATTTTATGTTAGTTGTAATTCCATTTTATGCTCCGGGGCAGCAGGGCCATGAGCTCGAACTTGCAATTGCAGGTTGGCGCAAGCACTGTAAAAGTCCATATCACATCGTCGTGGTAGGCGAGTACGCGCCGGGTATTGCTGGCGACGATATTGAGTTTGTGTTTAGCAAGCGCGTTGACGACATCGAAGGATGTTATCGCCCGCATCTCGATTATGTGAGTTGTTTCCGTAAGGTACGCGAGTTGTATCCGCACGAAGAGGGTATGGTATTCGCAGCCGACGACAATTTTGCAGTAAAGGATTTTGATGAGGCTTGGATACGCAAGTTGCGCTACCTCACCGACAAACCATTTGGTGTTCCGCCTGTGGCGGGCTGGCCGCTTGACACATATTTTACCATGTGCAAGTTGCAAGACCTCGGCTTACCTCAGAGAAACTGGACAACCCACCTTCCTTGTTGGTTTGACTTCAACAAGTTGATGGACATGTTCGACCGCTTCGAGATGGATAAGCAGAGTTATAATATCGAGGATTTGTATTTTAATCTTTATCACGGCGAAGATGAGGCGGAGTTGGATACGCCCTACAAATTCTTTTTGTCGCAGGAATACGACTGGAAAGACTTGGATGCAGCAATGAAGCAGCGCATGTGGATATGCAATACCGTCGAGGGATGGAGCGAAGAAATGGAAAAGAAATTGATGTGTTATTATAATTTGTGAGTATGGAAGATGTTGAGAAACTGCTTGAGAAGGAACAGGAGATTGTACACCGCGCCCCATGTTCTATAGAAGTTAATGGCAAAGTGTATTTTGTAAGGCAGATAAGCAATAAGGTCCGCTCGAAGATTGCCGATTTGGAGAAGGAAGCTTTCTTCTTGGAAAAGCAGTCGGCGGAAGGATTGGCCCTGCGGCAGGCAAAAAAAGTGGACCGTAAGCTGAGGTCGTTACACTCGAAGACCGCCGCTTATTATCTGCTAAACAACTGGGCCCTTTTTGTTCCGTTTTTGTGGGCCGTCAAATGGCGGTTGCTGGACCTCAAGGATAGTGAATATACGTTCAGAATCAACGAGGCCGGCATGCACAACAAGGGATTGGATTTTTTCTTGGCCAACTGGCAGATTACAAAGGCTCAACTCGTACTCTCTACGAGGCTGGTTGGCGAAGGGCTCAAAAAATATCAAGAGAGAATGGAGAGCGTGGAAAATATGTTGGAGAAGGACGCTTCGGGGACAAAACAGGACAACAGATAATCCCGTTTTTTGCGGAGAGTTCTGATAACGAAAAGATAAAGGCTGTTTATGGTAATTATGGCTTGTGGGCGTGGCTGAGATACTGGTATCTCGATACCGCGAATATCGTAAATCTGTATCTGATAGACCGAGGATATTATGATTACGATTTCGAGAAAGTCAAAAAGCCGATACTCTTAGAAAAGACGATAAAGTCTGACGAAGAGGTGTCTGCATTGATGAGAAAGTTTGGCATCGGACAGAAACCGAGCGCAGAGGAATTGCAAGCTATGGCGAGAAAGGAACTGGAAGGTTAATCTTAAACACACACAGCATTATGGCAGAAGAAGAAGGTGGTGGCGGAGCTAGCGGACTTGTCATAAAGTTCAGCTATGACTTGTCGTCAGGTATGGACCAAGGCATACAGGATTACTACAGGGCGATGGGTAGGTTGCAGCGAGCAGCCAAGAGCCAGAGCGTCAAGATTAATTTCGACTGGTCTGGAAGCGAAGAGAAGTTTGAGGAGATAAACAAACTAATAGAAGAGACAATAGGTCTTATCGAACTCAACAGAGAAGAGTTAGCGAGAGCGGGCGGAGATGTGTCTAAGATATCTGCCATCTCTAAAAGGGCTTTTGATGAAAACGCTGCCAACATTGAAAAGAACCTCAAGAAGATAAACGAGTTCTCGTCTAAGCTTGAGAACATGCCGATGACTATGCAGACGTCGGTAACAGCCATGCGTCGTCAGTTGGCGTCATTGTCTGCACAGTGGGACGAGATGTCTGTCGGCGAGAAATTCTCAGGTAAGGGCTTTTCAAAATTGACAGCGGAGGCCAAGGCACTTCTCAAAGCATATATTGCTATTAAAGAGCAGATAGACGAGAACGGCCAAAGTCTGGACACAGTGGCTCGTAAGGAGCGTGAAAAGTCCTTGCTGCGCAAAAAGGATTTGACCACCGAAGCCGAGTATCTTGAGAAAATACGTATTCTTGAGGAGCGTGTCGCTAATGCTCGTATAGGCACATCCAAGCGCACTAAATATATCGCAGAGCTCGAAGCTACAAGAGAGAAATACGAGGCCATAAGCCATTCTCAGCGTAAGGTCAACAAGAATCAGGACGAAATGAAGGCCAAAATAGCCCTGACCGACGCACAGATGAAGCGCCTGAATGACTCATTCCGTCTTGCCGACCACTATACGGGCCGCCTGCTCGTACGTCTGGCTGCATATGCAGGCGTCGCCTTGTTTGCCCGTATGCTGCGTAATATACGCGAAGTTACTGCTGAGTTTGAACTGCAGCAAGTCGCTTTGGGTGCAATCATACAGGACACGGAGAAGGCGAGCACTTTATTCGAGCAGATAAAGACTCAAGCTGTACGCTCGCCGTTTGAAGTCAAAGAACTTGTGACTTACACCAAACAGCTTGCGGCCTATCGTGTAGAATCCGAGCGCCTGTTTGACGTCACTATGCAGCTGGCTGATATCAGCTCGGCTCTTGGCGTCGATATGCAACGTCTTATCCTTGCCTACGGTCAGGTTAAGGCCGCATCGGTTTTGCGCGGTCAGGAGCTGCGTCAGTTCACCGAGGCAGGCATTCCACTCGTGCAGAAGTTGGCCGATAAGTTCACCGAACTGCGCGGACGTCTGGTTTCTACAGGCGAAGTCTTTGAACTTATATCTCGTCGCGCCGTCTCCTTCGGTATGATTGAGGAGATATTCAACGACATGACGGCTGCGGGCGGTGAGTTCTATAAGATGCAGGAGAAGCAAGCCGAGACTCTTAAGGGCCGTTGGACCAACTTAAAGGACGCCATTTCGATTGCTTACGATGAGATAGGCAGGTCTAATTTGGTGAACTCAGCTCTAAACGGTTTGATTGGCCTGACCAGTACGCTGGCTAAGAATTGGCGCAAGGTTAACACTATTGTACTGACAACAGCTGGAGCGATTTCCTTTTTTGCCGTTGCATCGAAAAACGCGAAACTGGCCGCGAGCGCTCTAACGCAAGAGGGACTGAAACAAGCCATTGTTGACGGCAAGCTGGCGTTGCAAAAAACAAAACATGCGACTGCCACCGAAAAACTTACTAAGGCGGAAAGAAGGAGAAATGTTTTCTTAACAAGAGCTAATGCCGCAACAAAGAAAGCGGTGATGGCGACCAATATGTTTGAGCGCGCTGTTTACAAGTTGAGCGCGTCCATCAATAGATTGTGGGCTGCGGTCGGCCCTGCTGGGTGGATAGTACTTGGAATAACCGCAATAGCATCCGTTGTTACTTTGTTCAAGAAACGCGCCGAGTCTTTGCAGGAAACCCTTGCTAAAACCAAGGAGCGTGCCGCCGATTACATCAATTTGCTTCAGCGTACTCCGCGAGACGAGAAGATTCTCGACCAGTATGACAAACTGAGCGAGAAAATGGATAAGACGGCCGAGGAATCGAAAAAACTCTTGGATATTTCAAAGCGGTTGGCTTCCGTATACCCCGAACAAGCCACGCTGGTTGACGCCGAAGCGATGGCATACAAGATTGACACGGAGGAGATACGCAAGAATACCGAGGCCAAGCAGGAGAATATGCGGACGGCAATCGTCGGCGATATCTCTGAATTAGAGAAAAGGAGAGACAAAATAGAAGAAAGACTCAAAGATTTTTATGTCTACGACGGCGCTTTGTTTGACCGCAGAGGGAAGTGGAATGATAATCTCGCCGATATTCGCCAGCGCTTTATGGATTTGCACAAGGAGCTTAACGATGTGAACTCGGCTATAAAAGCTTCTCAGGACGCCCTAAATTATCAGATGATTAAATCTGGTCTTAAAGGCTGGGACCAGCTCTGGAAGAACCAGATTAAAACTCTCTCTATCGTCAACAAAGAACAGCGCGGTTTTGCCGACGACACAATCGAAAACTTCCAGACTATAGAAGAGGCATGGGAGGAGGCCGCCAAGCAGTACAAGGAGCGCGAAGAGACTCTTCAGCAGCTCAAGACTTCCCTTGAGTCTCCTGCCCTGTTGGATGGCAAACAAAGGGCTGAGATTGAGGCCTCTATCGGACTTCTCGAGGATGAGAAGCAGGCTTATGCCGCCATCCTCGATTATTACAACCAGAAAGGCGGAAGAAAAACGAAGACCGACACCAGCATGTTCAAAGACGAGCTCGACCTCGTCAAGCGCATATATAAGAAGTATGTAGACCTTCGCAAGCTGCAGTCGGAACCCGAGGCTAAAGAGTCTATCAAGGCTGCTTACGGCAACCTGACGGCTATTGATTTCCTCAGCCCCGAGGAATTGGCTGCCCGTATCGCGAACATCCGCCAGCGTGCCCTATTGTTCGCAGCACGCAGTTCTGACGAGGATGTCAAGAAAGCCATCAATGAGTTCGTCGACACCGCCACCGAGGAGATTGACAACGTCAGCTATGTCGAGCTGGAGAATGCCATCAAGACCCGTCTCGACAATCTCGCAAAAGACCTGTCGGCAGCAAAGGAGGCCAACAAGTTCTACGACGAGATATTCGGCAAGACCTTTGACCGTGGACTGGCCGAAGCGTTCACTGCGTCCATCTATGGAGCGGACCGCACCAGCGCCCGCAATGCGCTGAAGACATACGTGTCAGAGGTGTTCGGAGCAGATATTGCGGATATCGCGTTCGCCGATGCCCTCATGCCCGACTGGGGCTACTTGGAGGAGATATTCAAGGAGCGCGCATCTACAATGGGAGAAGACCAGAAAAAAGCCGCGCAGGACATCCTTACGTCGGGCCGCAAGACTTCTGAGGAGCAGTTCCGCGTATGGGTCAGCGACCTCGCGAAAGAGAAGGACATCATGGATAAGCGCATTGACCTTCATCGTCAGACGGTCCAGCGGATACGCGAGATTGAAGGCGAGAGTGATGCGAACCTCAATGCATCGCAAAAATCACAGCTCATAGAGCAGTACCGCAAACGCGAACAGAAACTTGCATCAGACATCGCTTATCAGGCTTTCAAGGAGTCTCCTGTATATACCCAGCTGTTCTCAAACCTCGACAATGCTTCCGTCGACATGCTGCGTCGCCTAAAGCAGAACATTGAAGGTCTGAAAGCAGAATGGGACAATAATCTCGACCCAGCTAACCTCAAAGAGTTGCAGTCGCGAATCGAGAATATCGATAAGTTGTTGGTCCAGAAACGCCCGTTCGAAATTCTTACCAAGAGTCTGAAGGAATATTGGAAAAACTCCGACAAACGCAAGAACGCCGATAGGACTGCATTTGAATCGGCCAAAGCCGCAAAAGCACAGCTCGAAGTTGCCTTGGAATATGACAGGCAGCTGGAGGATGCCGAGCAGGTTCTTCGCGACATGCAGGAGGGAAGGACCACTGCCACTGAAGACGAAATGCAGGCTCAGCAAAATACCGTAAACCTCCTTCGTTTGAGGGCCAGAACGGAAAGGGGTTTGTACGAGAATGCCAAGAAACGCGCCGATAGTGATGCCAAGGATGCTGACCACTGGCGCGAGATAAACGAGCTTATCATCGAAGCCGCCAATGTCATCTTGGGCTATCAGGAGCAGCTGACTCAGATGAACGACCTGATATTCAAGATTGCTGCAGCTTGGCAGCATGCCGACGATATCCAGAAAGAATATCTCAACAATCTAAGGGAAGGCATTAACAAAATGATTGGCGGTGTAGCTGAGCTCGGTAAGGGTATTCTTGAAATCAAAGGTGGAAACTATTTCGAGGGAGTCGTAGATGTTTTGGTCGGCTTGGAACGCACAATAGAAGGCGTGCTGAACACAACCAATGCACAAAAACTCCGTGAAATAAACCGCGAACTTGAAGCTCAAGACAAAGCTCTCAAAAACCTCGAGAAAGCATATGACGACCTTAGATATGCTGAGGACAAGGTGTTTGGAAGCGAGTGGGTGACGAATCGCAAACGCGAGATAGACGTTCTTGAGGCCAAAGCCGCTGCTTATGAAAAGAAGGCCGAGGAGGAAATGAAGAAGCGCGACAAGGACCGTAACGAGCAGCAGGCCGAGCAGTACCTTGACGAAGCCGACGCTATAAGGAAGGAAATCTCCAGACGCGAACATGAGATATCCGAGAAGATGGTCGGCACAGACGCCGCTTCTGCCGCTCGCGAGTTCGCGTCAGCATGGCTTGATGCGTATAAATCATACGGCAACACCCTTGATGCAATGGACGAGAAGTTCCAAGACCTCATAGAGAATATGGTCAAGGAGTCTCTCATGGCGCGTGTAATCAAGGATAATATTATAGACCCGATAATGGCCATGTTCGACCAGCTGGACGAGACCGCAAACAAAGAAGACTACATAAAAGCCCTTCAGTCGTCCTTGGAGTATTATGAGGGAGCAAAAGGGAAGGTCAATGACATCATGATGGCTCTGCAGGAAGTGCTGCGTCAGTACGGTATAGACTTTCAGAGCACGGCGTCAGGCCTGCATGGTATCAGCAAAGACATCGCGCAGGCGTCCGAGTCGAGCATCTTAGGCCTCGCGGCTGGCATCAATACGCAGAACTATTATATCAGCAGTATCTATGGTTCTGTAACTCAGATTGTCGAGCTTCTTCAGGGCGGCTCGTCCCGTTATGCTCCCGCCCGTGGAGAAGGAGGAGCGGCTACGGGAGACTACTCCACCTACCTCAGCACCATTCAGGGTCACACCTCATCGATGGCTTCCGATTTATCAGCCATACGTCAGGCTCTCGCAGGACTGGTTGTGCTTAAAGGTAACGCGAAGGCCTTGAATGTCAAGTAGTAAAAAAAAAATACGAGATTTTGATGTAAGTTCCAAGATATTCAATATCTTTGCATTATGTCGAATTGGAAACAGACACTCCTTCAAGAGGCGCGGGAAAAGGGGATGTGCGGCGACTATTTTGAGCCGCTCTCCCGCTGCGCCGATAAGGTTACTGCCATCGAGCTGTATGAGGAGGAGCCGAGATGGGCGCTATCGCATGATTACCCGACTATAAAAGAACTGCGCGAGTGGTTCTCTTTGTTTGACAAGGAGGGCCTCTATATAGACCATAAGTTCGCTGGAGAAGTTCTGAAAGACCGCAAGTGTTATATCTTGCACGGCTGCAGCGGCGAGTTCGTGACGGGCCTGAATGTTGAAAAAGCCATCATACCCGACATCCATATCTCTAACGGTTGCTATCTGAAAGTGAAGGCCGAAGGGTCTCCTGTTCGCATAGACATTTTTGTGTACGGCGACGACAACGTCATTGAAACGGAAGGTGATTCAAAATTCATAGTACACAGACATGATAAAAACTGACATATACATAGACGGCGGCAGTAAGGTTGATACTTACTCTACATACGGATTGCTGTATATATCCGCCGACAACCGCCTCGGGCCTCCTTACAAGGAGATGGATAAGACCTCCTATCCCGAACAGGATGGAGAGCACGTCTATCCTCTGGCCAAAAAGGATGCTTTCGACTATAAGATTACTTTCTTGGTTGAAGGCGAAACTCTCACCAGCATAAACTCAAAAATCAACACCTTCAATGCCGTGCTTGTCAATAATAGCAGCATGTTCAAGAAGGTGACATTCTACAACTACGACCGCAAAGTGAAGATTATGGGTTATCCCAAGCCGATAGATGAAGCAAAGGACTTTTGGTACACGTCTCTCGGCGACAAGACCCAATCAGCCCTTGTAGAGTTTGTAATTCACGTCGCAGACCCGACACAGTGCGATTTTAATTACGTTCCAACAACATGATAAACGAGATAACCGAAATAGGATTTCAGGATGGTGCAACCTTGAGTAGCGCCACCGTGACGCTCGCCGACATGGGCGAGCGCACTATTACTGCCGATATCAAAGTCAGCGGCAACGACTTGAGTGTAGACGACATGGAGCTGGAGTTCCGCGGAGAACGCTTCGTCCCGATTGCCAGAGACCCGAACGCGACAAAAACCAACGAGCGCGTTCAGTCTGTCGTTTCGGTTACGTTCTTGTCATATGCGATATCTCAGCTCAAACGTTTCTGGTTTTTCAAGAAACCAGAGCAGGGCACAAATATCTTCGTCGACCAGTATGTCGTGCCCATCGGTCTTACATTCACCGATTTCGTGAGCTATCTCGGAGCAGAGCTGTCTTACTACTACGGCTCGGAAATCACCTGCTCTTATGACCCTAACCTCGACCTGACCAACCTGACCGAAGCGAAGTATCTCGACATCAACTACACGACACTGTGGGATGTTCTGACGCTTGCTTACGAAGCCTACGGCGTCAGATGGAAGATTGTACGCACAAACGACACGTACAACATATTCTTCACGTCTGCCTCAACCGAGATAAGCCATGTCTTCAAGTATGGTTATGACGGCGGGTTGACTCATATCGAGCGTCAGGCCCAGAGCGAGGACTTGCATAACAAGATATTTGGTCGCGGAACGGACCGCAACCTTCCTTTCTATTACTTCAAAAGAGTTCGGGAAGGGGATACTACGGGTTATGTTTCCGACCCCGATTGCCTCTACGAACTCAAACATGTAAACTTCGAGGAGATGCGAGGCATCGCCTTCCGCTGGTATGTGCGCGGATGGATGCAGAACTCTCATCACGACACAACTTGGGAGAACAATCTCGACCCCGATTACACAACCGCTTACAGCTATCCGACATACACTACATCCGATATACCCTCGTCGCCTCAGTGGCTTCACGACCTCTGTCTTGAGGCGTTTAACAAAGGCAAGAACAGCGTACATGAGACGCAGTTCAACCCCATCGAGTATGTCAAGGACGATGTATCTATCGAACGCTACGGCGAGCTTTGGGGTAAGGCTGAGACGGATGAAAGCATTTATCCCACCATGCAGGGCGTAACGGTGTCGGGTTTGGGCCGTATTGACCAAATCATCGATTATGAAGACCCGACAGGCGTGGACAATATCGACGTCGCCGCCGCAGAGGAGTCGCAGGTTATTCAGTATCCCGACGCGGTGGAGTTTTATCAGGGGATGAGCAACAGCGCATGGCCAATGGCGTTTGCACCAGAAGTCATACCCGCTCCCGACCCCGACAACCCGTCGTATTATATTCACACCCCGTCTCCCGAATGGGTGGGCTATCAAACCCATCACGAGGGCGCAACGACACATGAGAGCTGGGTTAAGGTGACAATGGAGCTCGACCCCGAGAAAATGCAGATAAACGCATGGAGTCCCGTTTCCATACCTGAAGGTCTGAGCGGATACGTCGAGTTCGACAAGACCGCCGAGTCGGTATTGCAGTTCACAAAGATTGAAACGACCCTGCTCAGCGAAGGGCAGGTCAAAAATAAATACATAGACGTGTCCGCCGAATGGATAGCTCAAGGGTATTCTCTCGAGCTTGTCGGCGAGCCCTACTTCTACGCCAAAGACGCGAACGGAAACTATATAACCGAAGATGATGAGAAGGTCAAGAACCCAACGCTGACTTCGGGTAACTGGATATTGGAGTTCCATGTGGGTGCCAAGATGGTCACTCGTAAGGGCTATGACGGATACACACCGTCACGATGGCCAGAGATACCTGCATGCAGCATAAAGATACATAACATCAACGTCCAGACCTATCGTTCAAGCGCCACACCTTACCGCACATTCTATGTATGGGCCAAGAATATATGGCAGACCACGAAGTCTCAGAGCGAAACCGCGGCGGAGTACGCCGCACGCGTATGGGGCCCCATCCTCGGCAATAAAGGTCAGGAGGCGAAAGTAGTGTTTTCGTCAGGTCAGCTTGCAACCAGCTCCGATTGGGATTTCGTTATCAGCAAGGTCGAATATGATACGAGCAAGACCCTTAATGGCGTGCAGTCCGAATGGAAGTTCCTGCTTCTGAAATCCGAAGCCGAATATCAGGCCGACGGCAAGTTTATTCCGAGGCAAGGTACAGCACCTGTCTCTGGCGACTACTTCTTTTTTGTTGATAACGGCATCGTCATGCCGCAGCAGTTCGTTATGGCTGCCGAGGCACGTCTGGACGAATATAAGCTGGAGGTTCTGTCCGAACAGAAAGATATTCTTCCGTCGTGGTCTATCAACTTCGACAAGATACGTATCGCAACACTCGCATCAGGCGAGCAGACGTCATTATACAGCCAACTCGAAGCAGGCAAGCAACTCAAGTTCCAAGACCCGCGTCTCACTGACAACAATATACTGACCAAGTATATCGAGTCGCTGACGATATCGTGGAACGAAGGCGAATCAATGCTGCCGAACGTCGAAGTTACGCTCTCCGACGTTTTGCGCGTCTATCATAGTCCGATACAGACTTTGTCAGCTCAGGTGCGGACAATTCAGATGGAAAGCGTCACCGAACCCGAAGCCGAAGATGTGTCGCGCAAAGTTGCGGCTCGAGACTCTATACCTTCGACAGGTGCGGCTAAAGCCAAAGGCAGTGCGCCGCTTCAGCTCGCATCAACGCTGCAGAGCCCTAATTACTCCAGCGGTATGCTCGACGGAACGGGCTGGTCCATTTATCGCAATAACGATGGCGACTACACGTTGGAGATAGACGTCTTGAAGGCGCGTCGCGGCATCGTTGCGACCAATGTGACCGTTGATGAGTGGTTGCATGAGGGCGGTGTAAGGATTATGTCGGCTGCCAACATGCGTATCAACCGCGTAGATGTGTCAACCGACTATTATACCTGCTACTTCGATAATCAGAACGGCTCGCTGTTCAATTTGTTCCACGAGAACGATATCGCACTCTGCAACAAGAGTGAGGTCGGTGACGGCAGCACGAAGTATTACCGTTATGTCGTAGCCGAAGTGTCGGGCAGTTATGTACGTCTGTCGCGGGCATCGGGAGCACATGACGGAGATGGCATACCGTCTGCAGGTGACGAAATTATACAATACGGCAACACAACCGACGCCAACCGTCAGCATGCTATCGTTATTGACGCCAAGAGCGGGCATGAGCGGATGTTATTTAATCTGAGTTCAGTCAGCGCAACTGGTGTCGTTTACTATTACGTCGGCGCCGCCGAGGATACCACTGGTGTTGAACGCCGTCGCTGGTATGTGGGCGACACCAACGGATACATCGAATACACTTGGAACCCAAATGCCAACAGCGGTCAGGGAGGCTACGTTCTCGCTATCGGTGGCGATGTCTACATTGGAAGCGGACAGGTTAGCATCGAGTCTCTGAACTACCTTGCTGCTGCTTTAGGTGACGACCAGAGTCAAGGCCTCGTCCTGTCTAATCAAATCGCCGTATATAACGGTAACAACATTATGGGCGGTCTCAGCGGCGTTTACGATAGTTCGCTGGCTGGGGGCGGCATTGCTGCGTGGTTTGGCGGAGCCAAGACCGATACTGGCGAGGGATTTGCCAAGGTCGCCTTCCGTTTTGACGGCTCGGGTTATGTCGCCGCCAAGCATATCAGTTGGGATGCCGCAGGTAACTGTACCATTGACGGCACGGTCCAGCTCGCATCGGGCGGTACTGTCGGTGATATGCTCACTCTTGTTCAGGGCGCACTTCAAAAGACACAGGTGGCAAGCAAGGGTAGCCATAGTCTGCCAGTTTATTTTGACGAAGATGGCGACGCGCAGGAAATCGACTCACTTGAAGTCGACGGAGGAGTAGCGGGAGGTGGTTTGGCAAATCTTGGTATGGGCGGTGAAGGAGGTATCGGAACTGTCACTGCCGTGCAGATAGGCACTGCGACTCCTATACTACCCGTAAATGGAATTGTGACATTGCCTGCCTATCCCTCATTGGCTGGTTATGCCACAGAGTCTTGGGTTACTCAGAACTTCGCAGGTAAGGGTTATGAAACGAGAGTACAGACGATAGAAGGGCTGATACCGATTACCGCCACGTCGAGCAATAAGCTGGCTGATGTCAATTTCGTCAATTCGAGCATCAACACAGCCACCGCGAGCTATAAGGGTAATTATAATGTGGTAAGTGATTTGAGTTTGGGTTATGATGCTACGACAAGTGCCATTGAAACTGCGTTGAACGGAGTTACGATGAGTCCCGCACCCGACAAGAACGATTATTGCTT